ATCAGGTTTACCGCGCGGATAAGGCGTTCCATCGTTCCGGGATCGGGCGAGGGCCGGATCACCTCGAAGGACAGTTGGGGCAGCCGGTTGCCGAAGGTCTCAAGCGCCAGATCCTCGAAGACGACATAGGCGACGCCGCGATAGGCTGGGGCCTGTCCGGCGCCTTCCTTCGCTTCGATGAACGGGTCTGGCATCTGACTTTCCGTGCCCAAGTGCACCCGGATCACGGCGCCCGGCACATCGAAGGGTTTGCCGTCGGCCCAGATGCGACAGACGCCGCCGATCGGGCCTTCGCAAAGGGCGACGGCGAAAGAGGCGTAGTAGCGATAGCCTTCGGTTACGACCTTTGGCCCGCCGCCTTTGCCGCCGCCTTGGCTCTGGCGGAACTGCTCTTCGCGGAAATCTGTGGCCCAGACAATGTTCCCGCCAAGCCGCATCGTGCCGTAAAGCCGTGGGATCACGGCGCCCTCAGTCGCCGAGGTCAGGCGCAGATCGTCAAGCTTTGCGCCTTCGATCCGCTGGTCGGGGGCGAGGGAGCCGATGATGAGGCTGTCGATGACCGAGCCCGCAAAGGAGCCGATGGCGCCACCAATGGTGGCGGCGCTGAAGCCGAGAAACGCGCCGCTGAAGGCGCTGCCGATTGCGGAACCGGCGGCGGCGAGGAGCATGGTTGCCATGAGGATCAGCCTGGAAAGAGGAAAGCCGCCACGGCGCGACGGCGCCAGGGCAGGGTGAAGAGTTCGCGCGAAACACCGGTTGTCTCGCGGGCATGGATCAGGGCCAGCTGGTCGGTGGGCCCCGGCACAAGGATGCCGCAGTGCTTGGCCGGGCCGCTTGCCACCATGCGGAAGAGGATCAGCGCCCCTCGTTCGGCCGCGATGACCGGGATCTCGATCAGGAAGGCACGGGCGGCCTCCCACATCACTTCGCGCCCGCTGCTCTCGCCCCAGTCGCGGGTATGGGGCGGCGGGGCGACGGGTTCGGCCCCGTGCAGATCGCGCCAGATGCCGCGGGCGAGGCCGAGGCAATCGGTGCCGAGACCCCGGGCGGAGGCTTGGTGCAGATAGGGCGTTCCGAGCCAGCTTTCCGCGATCGCCACCACGCGGGTGGGATCGGCCGGGGCGCGGAGTTCAGCCATCGGCAAGCGGACGCAGTGGCGCACCGGAGTTTGCATCGGTCTCGTTCGGGTAACGGGTGACCAGATCGTCGCCGGGGATCGATGGAAAGCCGCGGAAGTTCAGCGCGTTGCCGTAGCGGTCGCGGCAGGTGGCATGGCGCTTGTCGCAGCCTGCGGTGATCGCGAAGGCGTCGCCCGGGGTGATCGGGCGCACCGGCGCTTCAATCAGGGTGATCGTGGCTGTGCCGCTTGCGAGGGTATGGCTTGCCACTTCCGCCCTCCGCCCGGCATTTGCGCCGCTGGTCCACTCCACCACCCCGAAATCGAACCAGCCCGAGGCAAAGGCCCCGAGGCCCGTCGCCACGGTAAACCGCCGGTCGCCGATCGTGGCCATGACGGACCCCGTGCCGCGATAGGCGGGGCTGGTCAGGTTCACCCCGCATCGGGCATCGCCCAGCGTCGCGTCGCAGAAATACTGAAACGTCCGGCCGACGGGCTGGTTCAAGAGATGCGCCAGCGCCGGAACCTCGGCGGTGAAGGCATGGCGGCCGCGCCTGATCTCGCCGATGCTGCCGCGGCGCATCAGGACGCGCTGGCTGACCGCCTGCCAGTTCACCAGCCAAACCTCGACGGCGGCATTGTCCCAGAGGCTATCGGCGATATCGGTCTCGGTGATCCGGTCTGACCGCAGCGCGCCCTGGACGTCCTGGGCGTCGACCGACAGATCGCCGAGGCTTCTGATCTCGCTGGCGGCGAAACCCGTCTCTGGTTCGAAACTGGTGCCTTCGAAGGCCAGCACCCGATCATGGTCGGTGAAGCCGAAGACGGCACTATCCCGACGTTGCAGCCGCCAGCACCACGCAAGGGTGGTGGTGCCTTCATCCAGATGTGCCTGGAAACACTCTGGCAGGGTCTTCATGGGGTGCGGTCCTGTTGTTCGAGGCGACCGACGGCTGCGCCAATGCGGGCGATGTTCTCGTCGAGGCGGATCATCCGCTCTTCGATCACAGCGATGGCGCGCAGCGCTTCGGCCACGTCGCGGATTTGCTCGGGGCGGATCATGGCCAGATCGTCGAGTTGCCGTTCAAGCATGGCGACACGGGTGTTGATAATCCCGGCCCACCAGATGGCCGCACCACCTTGGGCGGAGAGGGCCAGCGCGAGACTGACATAGGCGACGTAGCCCATGGTGTTGCGGTCTTTGGGTGGGGTCATCGGCGCACCTCGATAAGGGGAATGGAGGGAATGGAGCCGGTGCGTTCGATATCGAGCGTGACGGGCAATTCGTCGGTGTCGAAGCGTACCGGCACGTCGAACTCGAACCCAGCTCGGATCACGGCACCGATGGTCGGCGCCACTGCAAAGGTGATGATCCCGATGGTGGTGTTGACCGACCAGCCCGATCCCTGCGCGATCCCGTTCAGGGAAACGGTGACAGTGCCTGCAACTGGCTTGATGATCGCCCGCGCCCAGGATTGTGCGCCGGAGGCATAGGTTTTGGTCAGGGCAAAGGTGGTGACCGAGCCATTCCCGGTGCCGATGATCTGGTCGGTGGGCGCGGGTGCCGCCGATGGCAGGCAGGATTTGTAGTCGGACCAATCTTTGAACCGGAACGCGTGCAAGCGACCGTTGCGGGCTTCGAAGAAGGCGACAACGGCCGCCAGATCGTCGGCCCGGCGCACACCATAGGAAACGTCATAGCGGCGGCGCGAGTTGGCCCAGGAGGCGTTGCGTTCCTCGTCGCCCGAGACAAGTTCGACGATCCGGGTTCGCCGTTCCGGCCCGCCCTTCGCGCCCCGGCTGATGCTGTCCGGAAACCTGATCTCGTGAAACGCCATTCAACTGCTCCTTCGGCCATAGGCCACGGCCCGGGCGATGTCGGAGGCCACTTGCGCGCGGGAAGCGCGGAAGCTCTCAGCATCGCGGGCATAGATATTGACGGTTGTGCCTGCCCCGCCTTGCCAGGCACGGGTCTCGGCACGGTTCAGGACGCGTTCGCCGCGCAGAAGCACGGCCGCATATTCATCGGACCCCAACCCCATGCCGCCGCCATTGTGAAACCTTGGAGCCGCGGCCAGTGCAGCTGCGGGGATCATCATGCTGGCGGGCCCGGGCACCCGGCCGCCGGAATGGTAGACCCCGGCCTTGATCTTGGCCCCGCCCATCCCGCCTCCCAGGCCGCCGCCGATCCCGCCCAGAACCCCGCCCAGCGCCGAGGCGAGGGGGCCGAAGACGAAGCGGCGGAAGGCGATCTTGGCCAGATCGGCGATGATCGAGGTCGCCAAACTCGAGAAATCCAGCTTCCCCGTCCGGACGAATTCGGCGACGGCCTCTTCCCCGGCACGGAAGGCCGAAGTGATCGCCTCGCCGACGCTGCCGCCCCAGTTCGCGGCTTCACTGGCATAGGTGGAAGCGCCTCGCTGACCGCCGCCCAGCCGGTCGCCGCGACATCGGCCGCAGCCGCCACTTCCTCGGCCGTCTGCAACGGGCCTCCGCCGCCGCCCGCGCCGCCCTCGGCCGGATTGTCGGGCGTGATGGAGATTTGCAGCGCCCGATCACGCACGTCGTTGAAGTATTCCGAGAGCGGCGAGCCCGAAACGATGCCGCGGATTTGCGCCGCCAAGGCCGCCCTGCGTTCGGCATCACGCGCGGCATAGGGGTTCGCTACGCTGTCGATCCGAAACGTCGCCGGGTCCAGTGTGGACAGCGCCGGATCAAGGCCGACAGCTTCCAGCGCCGCGTTCGCCGCCTCGGCCAGGGCGTTGATCCCGGCCAGCGCCTTCTCGATCATCCAGTTGACGGCATCGATCACGGCATTGGCCGCGCCCACCGCCAGAGCCCTCACCGCATCGGGCACGCCCTGGAAGGCATAAGTGGCGCCTGCGGCTGCGACCTTGAAGGCGTTGATGACAAGGTCACCCATCCAGATCACGCCGTCGACAATCCTCTCCCAGGCCCAGTCGGCCCAGGCGACGGCATTGTCCCACCAGCCGCGGATCGTATCGAAGACCGGCTTTCCGATCTGATAGACGTTCTCTGCAAAGACCTGCCAGGCGGCGCGGGCAACGTCCGTGAAGCTGACCTGCGCGCCGGTGGTCTCGTTGATTTCGTTCCTCATGCCCGCAATCGCGGCCGAGCCCAGCGCCACGGCGGCCGTCACCAGCGGGAAGCGCCCGGCGACTTGCAGGATGCCCTGGCCGAGGGTGCGCGCCATGCCGCCCAGATCGCGGAAGAGCGCACCGACACCGCCATTCCCGAAGCCATAGATCTGAGAAATCTGGCTGCCTTGCTGCGCCATGACCATGAAGGGATTCATGCCGCCCGCGAGCGAGACGCCGATGTCTTGAAGCTGAAACGACAGGTTCGCCATGCGGTGGCTGGCGTTGCGGGTGGCGGTGCTCATCCCGCCCAGCGCGGTGGTCCGACCCTTGATCGCCGCGATGCTGGCCAGCGTCGCCTGCCGTTCGCGGGCAATTGCGGCCGTCATCTCCTCGGCCGAGATTGCCCCCACGCGATGCGCCTGCCTGATCTCGGTAAGAGTCGATCGATCTTCCCGCACTACCGCAAAGAGCGGGTTGTGCTTGGCGCGAAGGTCATCAAGGGCCCGGCCATAGGCTGCAACATCGGCCGCATCGCGGGCCATGCCGCCCGAGACGCCGGTCGAACGGTTCACGGTGTTCATGACCGAGCCCGATACGGCGCCCGCCTGGCGCAAGGCGCTGGCCGCCCGGGCAGCGCGATCGGCGAGGTCCTGCATCTGGCGCATGGCTTCGCCAGCTGAGACCCCGGCGGCGTTCAGACCTGCCGCCGCCTTGGGGCCTGCCGCTTCGATCAGAGTCAGCGCGCGGGCACCTTCCTGCCCGATGCCGACCAATTCAGCCCTCAGCGCCTTCCCACCGGTCGCGACAAGGCGCACCGAGACCCGGCGTTCAGTCCGGCTGCTCATGATCCAGTCTCGTCATGGTTCTGGGCTCTCACTTGGGCGTTGATGCCGCGCACGGCGAAGGGTTCGATCAGCGGCAGAAGCTCGGCCGCGATCAGTCGGTTCAGGCCCAGCGCCTCGGCCATGGCCAAAGCGGCCGTCATGTCCCAGCCCACCACTCCGCCGGGGATGGCGCGAAACTGGCCGCGGAGGGACTGGGCCAGTTCCCAGACCTGCCAGGCTTCAAACGTGCGGGGGCGGTGGAGATCAGCGGGGCAGGCAGGGCAGGGCTTTACGCATCCGGCGCAGTAGCCTTCGCCCCCGCCGAAGTGCCATTCGGCAAGGGCGCGGAGGCGTTTCCCTCATCGGCCAGGATCAGGCCTTTGGCGACATAGTCCGTCTGAAACCGCTGGAAGAGCGGGAAGAGGTCAAGCAGCGCGGCCACCGCCTCGGGCGTCGGCGGCACGGGATAGCCTTCGGCATTGCCGACGCCCTCCCATTCGAGGATGGCGAGCGCCCCAATCGCCTTGGCCAGAGCAACGGCCACCTGATCGGCTGGGGCATCTTCGGGGAGGCTGGCGACCTGTGCATCGCTGCGGGCCGCCCCGATCAGGGCGGAGGTCAGTGGAGCAAGGCGCAGGCGGACGCCGCCGCCGATGTCGAGCCAGGCGGGTTCAGGGGAGAGGTTCAGGCGGATCATGGGACGGCTCCTCAATAGCTGGTGGTCGTGTTGACAAGGACGGCGGTGCACATGCGGGCGGGCGAGGTGGCCCGGGCCGCTTGCCATTCGAAGGTCGCCTGCACCCCCTGCGGCCCGTTGATCGGGATGCGGGGGCGCGGCAGATAGGCGGCG